GGCAAATGCTGCGAAATCATTAGGATATATTTAAACAAACCCCTAACCAAGTCAGAAGAGGAGGTCTTTATATACAAAGGGGGAATTAAGAGGGGAACCTATATAGAGTTTAAGAGTCCCTGCTGCCATTTAGTAAAGGGACTATGTAACATATATGAGGATAGACCCCAGACATGTAGGGATTATTACTGTGAAGGAATGTAAGAAATGTGGTCAATGCTGTTATATCTGGGTATATACAGACACGGAAGAGTTATTTCAGACAAGATGCCCAAAGCTAACAGAAGACAATCTATGTAGTATATATGAATGGCGTCCTATTCAGTGTAGGGAATGGGAATGTAAAAGGGAGGATATATGAGTTGCGGGTGTGAACACAAACCAGGAGAGGTTATTTGGACAGATGATGTTAATGATGTTAAGTGTCCCACATGCGGGGAGCAAATAGTGACTTCATGTGGGGAGCCTTTATCGGGTACTAATACCACTGAAGGGGCCTATGTTCCAGGTCCATTTGGCAGTTGGCTTAGCACAGTCCTTGACGGACTACAGATTAAGTTCCACTGGATATGTACTATAGAGGATGATGCTGTTAGGGAGAAGTTCCAGAAGGCCGTAGGAGATGGCCAGGCATTCATATTTGCCCCTGCTATGTTTATCTACTTCAAGGATGAAGTAGATGGAACAACCTATTGGCATAGGGGAGAGATATGGTTTAATAGGGAAGATCCCGCTAGGAATGCCATTATGCCCCTATCTAGGGCACGTATTGGCAGGACTACAGAGGATATCATTGAGAATGTTAAAGGAGGGGAAGATGTTACAGAAGAACATAGGGAAGAAGTTCTCGGACAAGAGTAATAGGAAGATGCGGAAGGGAAAGAAGAATATAAGAGAATTTGACGACAGTCCTGGCTTTCCAAACTGGAGATCTATATTCAGTAAGAAGGGAAGAACAGGTCGAAGGGGGTTGCCATGAAGAGAACCATAACTAAGGAGACAAAGCATTATTCCCCATGTACATGTGGGGGCGTTAAGTGGTGCCCAGTATGCGAGGGGACTGGTAAGTATGTCTCATCTTATTCAATAGAGACACGTGAGTATACTGGACAGGATCCATGGGAGACCGAAGGGGCCATTGATGCCGAAGTGGTCATTATGGAGGAGAAACAGCTACCCGCATTTGATGCTCCTCCTATGCCTGGGATACACGAAGGCCTATCTGAACCCACTGAGCCTCCTGAAGATGAGATTGATGATGGGGGTTGAGAAATCTGTTTCAAATCAGTCCTAATTATTAAAAAAAGTAGTTTTCATACGTTATAATATAAGTAGGGGCTCAATGAAAGAAAGAAACATAGTATAATACATAGGGGGTAATATGTTTGAGAAGAGGAAGATAAGGAAGTTAGTTAATGAGTTAGTTCAAAGCTCTATTATTCTCAGTGCCTATCCTGCTGTAGAGTTACATGAGGATTTAGAGGAAGTGCTGGGTATGGATACCATTGGGATGATAATGGAGGATTATTTTTCAGAGTTTGCCAACGATCCCGTGGTGTTAAAGAGTATAAAGGATTCCCTAGTCCTGCGTACCTCTGCCTTCGTTGACTACATTGCTAAAATGGCTTGGGATACAGGATTTATAGAATATTGTAAAGATAAGGTGTGTGAAGAGTGTGGGGCTTCTTTATATAAGATAGGGAATCGCTACTTCTGTAAGAGATGTTATGATAAAAATTTAAAGGAAACCTACTTTGAGGACAGGAGGATAGATGGTTACGAAAGACTTATTAGAGAAGGGGAACGAAGTGATACAGAAGAAGTGCCAGTGGTGCCAGAAGATATTGGAGGGAAGAAGGATTTGGATCCCAACGTACTCGGGTGATGGTATTGAGTTCTGTTCAGAAGAGTGTGTTGACTCTTGGAAGGTGTCTGGAAGCAAATGAGTAAACCCACTGTTGAGTGCCCTTATGGGCACATGTACCAATATATGGATGAGATTCCCAAGGATTGGCCTAAGGGAGCTCCGATATGTCCTATATGTTGTAAGAACTGGATATATGGACATCCAAAGTGGAGCTATCTGGAGAAGTTAAAGCAGATGTCTAAGGTGACAAGACTCCTTAGAGATCAGGGGGTTATAAAGTGAGGCTATTTGGGGATTGGGATATGCACTGCGATATATGTGGAAAGGTTAAGATCCACCTAGAGAAGATGTCTATAGCCACAGTAGAGGAAGACAAGAAGGGTGTAAAGACATTTATGATATGTAGTGAGTGTAAGAAGGAGATGGCTGATCTATATAGGGGTTCAGAATGATAGAGCTCTATTGTCTCATATGTTTTGTACTTAATGCTGTAGTATCCTATCTTGCCAACTGGGTGAATGTTAGTGTAATAGGCAGAAAGCCTTTTAAAGCAGTTAGTTACAGCCTTATGACGGGATTATCAGGATGGGCAGTCTTATTAATAATTGGTAAGTTATCAGATTGGAATATCTATATAATGATTGCCAGCGTTATAGGGGATGCCCTAGGGGATTATATAGTTGCCAGTCGAAAGTTAAAGAAGAAACCCAAATCCTATTATATTAAAAAGGTACCTTTCACAAATGCGTAGATATAAGGGAATAGAATGTGATGAATGTGGGAAACCCAGCGAGAGTGGACTTAGGCTTAACTTTCAGGTGTATAAGTTATATGCCAAGGGTGGAAGAAAGTCTATAGATGATGTTCAGTTCTTTGCCAACTTTTGTTCCAAGGACTGTATGAAAGCATTCCTTGTTAAGCATTATTTTGATAGTATATGGGAAATTAAGTACGAGGAGGATAAGGATGAGCGAAGCAATGGCCCAAAAGAAGATTGAAGAGATTGAGTCATTTAAGAAAAGGGAAAAGGATGATATTAACAAGATAGCAGGGGACATATGCCCAGTATGTGGACAACGCCCCATAAGCTATCCTTATATATGCTTCCTACCTAGTCCCTATGGATGGATAGAGTGTGCCTCCTGTGGGAATGTGTATGCCCCTAAATCTATTAGGGATCAGAAGCTATCTCAGCTCGAGAGTGGGGTAGCCCTACCAGGAACTGTACCCAGAGAGATCGTAGCGGAGGTCAAATAATGGAGAATGAGACAGGAGCAGTCTTTAAGCCAGTACATGTAGTTCTTCCATCTGATTATGAGGAACAGAAAGCCCGTAGGTTGGGGAAGAACTATGTAAAGATAAGAAGTAAGAAGCCAAAGGTTTATACCAAGGCTGAGATAGAAGAGTTCAGTAAGACCTTTCCAGAAGCCAGTTGGCCATTTGATGTATGGTTTGCAGAGAGACAAAGAAATCAATTAATCCAATCCAAGGGATGCATGATTAGAGGTGGATCTAAATGAATGGGCTATGCAGTACTTGCCCTAGTAAACCAATATGTTGTACACTTTGCCCAGAGGCCGAACTTTATGTTAAACAGGATGAGGTTGCTCAGAAGGAGCTAACTATAGGGAATCCTGAATATGGAGAGTCCCCGTGGAGAGATAGTGTAGATAAGCCTATATTTACTAAAACGGAAACTAGGGTTATAGCCGCCTTATTAGATGGTAAAACTAAAGAAGAGATAGCCGAATACCTCGGAATTACTAGACATTCTTTAAAATTGCATATTCAAAACATAAGGAAGAAACGGCTCAAAAATCTACTATAAGTAGAGGAATAATAGTATATTCAGTAGCATAGACGTATGCTCTAAAGAACGTACTAACCTCGACAGGGGAACTTATCCTTTGACCATAGAATTGACGAATTTGCGTCGGAACCAGGATAACGTATACATGGGGACCTGTTACCCCTACCTCTAACCTACCTATTTATCAGGATCACAATAACAAAAGGAAAATCATGGGAGAAGTAGTTAATGGAGCAGTTGGATCTGTGAATATTAATGAGGATCGCATAGTTGGGGATTCTTGTGACAAAGACTCTGGTCCTCTTCAGATGAATAAGGGACAAATGTTTAAAGGCATGGACTTTCCAACCAAGAACATGAACCCAAAGAATACAGGGAAGATTATTAAAATCAATACAGTACCTGATGTTCCCCGTAATGTGGGGGAGGAAGGAGCATAATATGCCTTATACAATTCAGAAGAAGGGGGATAAGTATAAGATAATTAGGAAGGATACGGGTGCCATTGTTGGCACATCTAATAGCAGAGCAGATGCTGAAGCATCTATTAGAGCCCGCCTTGCTGGTGAGCACGGATGGAGGCCAGCCAAGCGTAGGGGTAAGTAAGGAGGTCTTTATGTTTTCATTATTTAAGAAAGTAAAAGAAATGTTTTCAGGGGCAAAAAAGAGTGTTATTGGGTTGTTAGCCACATTGATGTGCTTATTTCCAAGTCTGGCATTTGCAGACAGTAGCATTAGGGTGTCAGGGTATCTAGGGGTGTTTATCCTAATAGTGGTTATAGCCATCCTTGCTGGAGTTGCCTTATGGGCGATAGGATACTGGACAGCTGAGATTAGTAAGATTTCGCCTGTTCTGGTTAAGATCATGCGGTTTATTGTTATTGCCATTGCCCTCGTTTGGATTCTGTTGCTTATTGTTGGGCTTTTTGGAGTTCATGTTACATAAGTGAGTAGGTAGTTAATATTAGTGATCGTCAGTAAAAGAAGTAAGGGGATATATGGGAGAAACTAATGCGTGTCCTTTTTATTTGCAAGAAGAGGCAAAATGGATATTCAGGATGGGGAAGCATACATGTGTCCTCGGGTTTAACTATTTCAGCTAAGCTTGTCTCAGACATGCTTAATACCATAGGAGTTCCCTCCAAGGTTGTCCAAGTTGTAGACAATAACGATATAGATAGAGAAGTTCATAAGTTCAGACCTGACGTTGTTATCATAGAAGCCCTCTGGGTTGTTCCAGAGAAATTCAATATACTAAGGAAGCTTTATCCTCATATAGAATGGATTATACGAATTCATAGTGAGATTCCATTTCTAGCCCATGAGGGAATAGCCATGCAGTGGCTATTTGAATATAAGGGTATGGACCATGTCCATATAGGAGCCAATAGCAATAGGTTACTGGCTATTTTAGAAGACTTACTTAAGACCAATATTCTCTATCTTCCAAACTATTATCCAGTTAGGATTAGAGGGAAAAAGGGACATCATCACAAGAGGCATCATAATATTATAGATATAGCTTGTTTTGGGGCCATTAGGCCCATGAAGAATCAGCTAATTCAGGCCCTAGCTGCCATTAAGTATGCTGATTCTAAGAACAAGCTCCTTAGATTCCATATCAATGTAAATAGGATTGAACAGCGTGGGGATGGTTGTCTTAAGAACATTAGGAAGTTATTTGATAAAGTGCCCCACGAGCTGGTAGAACACAGATGGATGGACCGTGATGAGTTCCTGGATACCATCAAAAAGATGGACTTAGGAATGATGGTAAGTTACACGGAAACCTACAGTGTTATAGCAGCCGATTTTGTAGCCAGCAATATCCCAGTTGTGGGATCGCCAGAAGTTCGCTGGTTGGCCCGTGCTAGTCAGGCGGACCCAAATGATATAGATGATATAATTAGAAAGATAGATGTGGCTATTGGAAATAAAAAGTTAGCTTTACTGAATAAGGGGTTACTTGCTGTCAATAGCTACAAGGCTAAACATGTGTGGAGTAGATTACTAAAACACGGAAAGTGAGGAATATTATGAAGCTTATGAGATTTCTATTACCCCTAGTTTTGATTCTTTTGTTAATATCTCCTGCATGGGGACTTACTTTAAATCTTAAGGTTCTTTGGACCCCAAACACTGAGCCAGACATGTCTCATTATAACTTATATAGGATTGATGGGGGAAACAGAATTAAGATTAATCAGCAGCCTATTCCATTCTATCCAGGACCAGGGACATCAAATTATCCATTCTCTGTAGATATTCCTGATTCAACTGTTACCATGACTTTAATCTTTGTAATGACAGCAGTTGATACCAGTGGAAATGAGAGTGGAGATAGTGTTCCTGCACCCTATACATATGGAGATACTACATCTCCAGTCAATCCTAAAGATGCTAAAGTTATAAAACGATAGGAGGGAGATTTATGGGTTACTTTTTGACAGGATTAATTTGTTTCATCTTTGGAGCAGTTATTGGGGGTGGATTGGTATATTGGTTCGGTGTTCATAAGAAACAGATACCAGATATTCCCAAAGTGGAAATTAAGTAGGTAACATATGGCAATGAGTAAGAAAGCCAAAGAACATGTAGCACAGGTTTTGGAGCGATTCCATAAAGGACGGCTACTTCGTGCCAGTGATGGTACGAGACTTCATCCAGGAAATCCAAAGGATGAGGCCCGAGCCAAGGCTATTGCGATGAGCGAGGGCAGGGCTGGGGATGAGAGAGGATTTACAAAACGGACGTGGCGTGGAAGCACGAGGGAGCGTCCTAAGAAAGCAAAATAAGGAGAGTGTATTGTAATGCCAACAGGAAAGACTTTAGATGCGAGGAAGAAACAGCCTAAGCCAGCGGGTACAAGTGATTGGAATCCCACAATGATTCCTAAATTTGGTGGGGGTAAGAATACCCATGTATCTATTGACCCTAGGAAGAAAGTGGCTAAACCTGCCCCAACATCTAACTTTGAATCAACAATGATCTGAGCTGATCAGCGTGGATAAGGAAATACCTGCCTCGAGAGGCCGACGATTCAAATCGGAAAATATAGATATAAATAAGACCGTTAATTTTGATCTCCCTCCGAGAGATCCAGGTAGAATTCCATCTTTACCCCGTCCACTAGCTAAAGAGAAGAAATCAGAACCAATACAAAGAGTTCCACCTAGAGATATGAAACTTAAAGTGGAACAAGAATTGGCTACTGCTAATTCTAAGTTAAGACCCGTCCCACCAATATCCCCAAAAGCATTTCCAACTAAAGAAGAGAAGGTGCCGAACTTATCAGAGTTGATATGAAATCAGAAGAAGAAGTAATTGAACCCGAAATCCTAGTAGATGACCTTGATGAGGAAGAAAAGGAAGAAGCCCGAAAGACAATTCCTGGGGCTATTCCTATTCTATCTACTGAGGCATTTAAGTTTGCCCAATTAGTTGCTATGGGGAAAGGTCCTACAGATGCGTTTAGGGAAGTATATCCAGATAGGACAGCCCGCATAAAGAATCTAAAGCAGGCTGCATATACATTAGCCCACAACCCAAAAGTTAGGGAGCAGATTTCGATACTTCAAGAAGCCGTACGTCTTCAGTTAATAGCTGAAGCTCCTGCGGCTTTTGAACGTTTGAAGGACTTATCTGAGAATGCAAAGGGTGAGAAAGTTAAACTTGATGCCAACCTACAGATATTAGATAGGGCTGGGCTTAAACCCCCAGTTAGAGTTGAGAGATTGGAAATTGGCTTGTGGGGGAGTTTAAGTCCACAGGATATGAGATCGTTAGTAAAACGAAGATTAGAAAATCAATGAGGTGAAATAAATGTCTACGAAGTTAGGAAGAGTATCTGGATTGGCTACAGTTACTAGTGGGGCAGCCGCAACAGCAACAGCCATCACATTTACTGATAAGAATGCCCCATCGTTGGTTCTGCGTATTCTTGCAACTACCGCAAACTATGCAAATGCAGTTAATTCAACTATATACATTATCCAGGGGAGTACTGATGCTGTGATGTGGAGCGGGGCAGCTGTTGCTAGAAATACTGCTCTTAATCAGACTTGCTATATTTCTGGAGGACTTGCAGGTGTAGAGGTATTTCCAGGAGATACAATTCAGGTAGTTACCGCTGCAGATATTGGGGCTACAAATAACTCCTTTACGATTTCAGCAACTATCTTAATATAAGGATATATAATGGTAGTTCGTCGAACGGATACCCTATGTGCCGCCACAGTGTCTGGTGAGAATGTAAAAGCAACTACAGTTACAGCCACCACATTTAGTGGTCAGGATGTTAAGGCAACAACTGTAACTGGTACTACATTTAGTGGTACTGGCTTTAGTGGTTCAACGGCTACTAGTGCTGGGGGAACAGAATTCTGCTTTACGACAGCAGGAGCGGGAAAGCATTTATCTGCCTATAGTGTTGGGGCTGATGATTGCATATCTGCTGATGCTCTATTACAAGTAACATATGGTGGGAATGTTTATTATATCCCTTGCATGAGTGCTTTTGCAAAAGAAGCTTGAGGGTGGTGATGAATAGAATAGTAGTGGGATTTGCTATGTCTCCTTGTTGTAGTGGTCAGATTATATTATCAGCGAATGACGAACTGGCTAGTATCCCAGTATGTGATTTATGTAGAAATTCAATTGATCTATATAATAATCCAATTAGACTGGGATGGATACAAATGATTAAGGAGGAGCAAGCTCATCTTAGGACTATTAAACCTGAGGATTTAGGAGCAGTAAGTATGGAGATGCGGGATGAAGAGGATGACACAACTATTTGTGGGGTTCTAAAAACAGCCTATCAGAAACTCAATATGGATGATTATGATGGAGCTAAGGAGAATATAAAGAAGGCAATAATTTATGGTCGTAGAATGAATACGGCATTAGAGGAATACAAAGCCACAGGGGTTGAAAGAAAGGAAAAACCACAAGAAGAGGTTGACAGAGAAACAAAGAAAAGATTCTCCACTTTCTTTCAGGAAAGGAGTTAGGTTATGATTACTGGACGTTCAAAGGTAGGGGCTTCAGAAATGTTGAAATTGATAATTGAGAATTCCATGCTCAAACAAGAGTTGCTGAAGACCGAAATTATCAGTTTACAGCAGAAAACCCTACAAGCAATTGACGAAGAGGCTAAGAGTTTGGATAGTGAAATCGAGGGCTTTGATATGGATGAACTGGCCTTCGTACTTAAAGACCCTGAGAGGTGAAAGAGTAATTTCTAATCTCAATATAAGGAGGGTGAAAGTATAAATGGCAATTAGTGTATACGGGCGAGGATATCCCTTTACATTGACTGTTGTCAGCAACAATGTTCTTAAATGGGTATACTTTGGTGGAACAGCAATGGCTATGACTAGTGCAGGTGTTATTTCTGCTACCACATTCAGTGGAACTAGTATGTCGGTTACTACGTTGACTGGTACTACGTTTAGTGGTACTAGCGTCTATGCAACCACAGTCACTGCCACTAACGTATCTGGTACCACATTTAGTGGAACCACTTATGGTGGAACTACTGTCACGGCTACAGATGTTAGTGCTACTAATGTTAAAGCAACGACCTTAAGTGGTACGACATTTACTGGTACTGATGTAAAGGCAACTACAGTCACTGGTACTACATTAAGTGGTACTACTCTGTCTGGAACTAGTTGTAAAGTGACCACAGTAACTGCGACGGATGTTTCTGCTGCTACTCTTACAGCGTCATCTTATTTGTGTGCAGGTACGATTAGTGGAACCTTGGCAACAAGTGCTGGATCTACTCGATTAGCATTTACTACGCCTGCAGCTGGTAAACTGTTTAGTGGAAGTTCTGCTGGAACATCTGCCATATCCGCCAATATTCTTATGGAAGTTACGGCTCCTGGTGGACAGGTTTATTATATTCCATGCTTGAGTGCGTACACTCTACAGAGCTAATAGATACCCACTATGGACCTTTCTGAACAGGCATTTCTAGAACAACTGGATACCGTGACCCGCCAAAAGCTTGAAGCTATGGGGCCTTTACTTTCGTATAGGCCTAATAATGAAAAGTTCTTGGAATTTCATAGAAGTACAGCAAAGACTAGATTGATCTTGGGTGGAAGGCGTTCTGGGAAAACTACGGCAGGAATCGTGGAGACGTGTTGGGCAGCTCTGGGTATTCATCCATACCTAGACTACCCAACACCCCCACTTTCGATTCGTATTTGTAGCGTTGATTTTTCATCAGGAAAGCAAATCATTCTCCCCCAATTATATGAATGGCTTCCAAAGCATTCCATTAATAAATGGTGGGCAGAAGATAGAATCCTCGAGTTAACCAATGGAACCACACTAGAGTTAAAGTCCTATGATCAGGACATTGAAAAGTTTGAGGGTGTTGCTAGACACCTAGTAGTAATGGATGAAGAGCCAAGACATGATATTTATGAAAGTAACTATCTTCGTACCATTGCTAAGGGAATAAGTGGAAAGTTAATCATAACCTGTACTCCCCTACATGGGATGACATGGTTATACTACACATTATATGATAATCCTGATGCCATTCCTCCAGCAGTGGAGCATTGGCATGTGGCTACAGAAGAGAATCCAAATCTTGAGTCTCAGGATATTATAAATATAAAGAATGACCCAGCAATGAGGGATAATTTAGAAGCCTCATTGTTTGGTAAGTTCTTCTCCCACGAGGGTTTGATTTACAAGTCATTTGATTATAATAAGCATGTAATCAAGCCTATAGGTGAGATCCCCAGTGACTGGATGATCGTTCTGGGTATTGATCCGCATGATAGAAATCCACATGGGGTATTATTCTGTGGGCTAACCTCACAAAACGTGTGGGTTGTATTTGATGAGATTTTGGAGTCATGTATTATTTCAGAGCTTGCTGCTCGTATAAAAGCCAAGATGGGAAGCAAGTGGCCTCCAAATCTGGCCATTATAGATACATCGGCAAATATAGTTCAGTCCATCGCAGGACAAAGTGTATCAGATGAGCTTTTAAATAAATATGGAATATATACAATTCCTGCTCACAAGGATATTAGAGCAGGCCGTCTTAAGGTGAATAGTTTACTTGATCCTGGAGATGGAGGAAAGCCCAAACTATATTTTACATCAAACTGTCACAACTTAATAAGAGAAATTAGGCACTATATTTGGGATGATTGGGCCTATCGTAGGAAAGACAAACTGGATCCTAAGGAAAAGCCCATGAAGAAAGACGATCACTTAATGGATTGTCTTAGATATGTTTGTATGGGTAACATCGTGTATCGACCCCCCGAGTATGGTAAAATTAGAAAGATTCCAGAAAACTTAAACCTGAAAACAGGTTACTTTTAATGAGGTGAATTATAAATGCCAGAAACAACTCCCCAAGTAAATCCCCAAATGTTACCATCATTAGGTGCTGGAGGAGGGACTCCCCCAACGGCTCCAGGGCCAGCTGGTCCAGCGGGTCTTACCCCAGAAATCCTACAAATGATACTTCCTATTTTAATTCAGATTCTTCAGTCAAATCCACAACTCCTAACTAGTTTAATGGGAGCTGGAGGAGCACCAGCTGGAGGGCCACCTATGCCCATGCCAGGTGCTGGTCCAGGAGAGGGTGGAGAGAGTGAACTGTTGGCAGCCTTGGGTATTCCAGGAAAAGCCACAGGAGGAGCTATCCCACGAGGGCAGAGTGCTCAAGTTGGACAAGAGATAGTAACAGCCCAACCAGGTGGAGGGGCAACTGTTACACCTTCTAAACTACTAACTGATGCAATATTCAATAATAGGACGCATCAGCAAATGTTTGCTCAACAGAATAAGGCAGCTCCTAATCCTACACAGGCAGGAGCTCCAAATGCTGCTCAAGCAGGACCAACAAAGGAGCAGATGCAATTAGAACGTGATAAACTTTTACATAATAGTATACCACCTGACATGCTAAAACAAATTCTTGATACAGTGGCACGGAGACCACAAGTTCCTCAGCCCCCACGAGTTCCACAGACACCAGGGGCACCAGGAACCCCCAATCTATTTCAGAAACAGATGATGGCTCAAATGGCTAAACAAAGGATGGGGCAACCAGGTGGGGCTCCACAGATATCCCCTTATTTGGGTGTACAAAGGGCTCCAACTAATACATTTGGAACTCCAGCGAATCCGTTAACATCGGGATATAATCCAGTTAATCCGTTAACATCGGGATATAATCCAGTTAATCCATTAACAGCTGGGTATTCCCCATTAGGGCGTTATTTACCTAACTTTAGTTTGAATCAGTATATATAAGGAGAAGATATAAATGGCAGATACTAATATTCCGAATGGAAAAAATCATTGGACTGGCCTCAAAAAAGTATATAATTGGGGAAAAGAACAACTTGAAGATGCTATAGAAGAAGTACAACGGACTGTATATGAGGGGCTTGAAGGAGGTCCATTAGGTCCAGTTGGAGCAAATACCGCTGCGGCAGTTAAAGGGCTTAAGAAGTCCAAGAAGGATGTTGAAGAGGGTACTGGGAAATGGGACATTGAATGACAAAGGATGAGTTGGAAGATAAGATTAAACTTGTTATTGATAACTTCACTGATCTCAACAAGTCTCTAGTTGTTGAAGACATCGAATTGGTGCGTGTATTTGTCAAAGGTAGAGTTCCACGAACTACAGGAGTTTTAATTAGATTTGGGAGAAAGAAATGACAAAGCGACATGATAATTATGAGTATGACTTAGAATACCAATCTAGTCCTGAGCAGAAGAAGAGGAGGGCCAGACGCAATAGAGATAGGCGTAGGGCAATTCGAGAGGGTTAAGAAAAGAAAGAAAGTTCAATGGATGTCCATCATAAGGATAAGAATGACTTAGAGGACATTATGCTACTTCCTAGACATAAAAATAGGTCTATAAAATAAGGCGGTATATATGGCAGTTACTATGACAGAGCAACCCGTTGCTACTGGTGGAAATCCACATACACTAAAAGAGAATCCCGCTGAGTATATTTCCAATCTTTATGATTCGGTGAAGAATTGGAGGCAATCATACGAGGACAGATGGAGAAAATTCTATAAGATATATCGTAGTTATAGAGACCAAACTTCCTATCCTTTCAAGAGCAATCTCTTTGTACCATATGTATTTTCCATCGTGGAAACAGTGGTTCCAAAAATGCTTGGAACTATATTTAATACCCGACCAATCATATCAGTTCAGGCAAGACAGGGGGCCAATGAAAACCTATCCAAGGTTATGGAACGGCTCTTAGAATATCAACTGGACGATGAGAGATTGGAATTCTTTCCTAAGATTCTGGAGTTCTTCAAAGAGTGCACCATATATGGCACGGCCTTCCTAAAAGTTATCCCAAAGTTCAATGATGATGAATTGGTTTCCTTCAATTATATTGATGTAGAACCAGTCGATCTTTTCAATATATTCCCAGATTACAGAGCCAAGTCGATTCGTAGGATGAAATACATAATTCAACTAAGTTATGTAGACTTGGACGATTTATACACAATGCAGGCCCAAGGATTCTATAAGAACGTAAAGGACGTAGAACAATACATAGCCAGCGATATACACGTGGACCAGTATAAGAGAGATCGACTTACTGACATTGGACGATTAGATGAGTATGGTTTTGATACAAACAGACGAATCATCGAAGTACTGGAATATTGGGACAAGGATAAGATATATACAATCGGGGCCAGAAAGGTCATTCTGAAAGAAGAAGACAATCCTTTCGACGGTCTATTGCCTTTTATAATGGCTAGATATATTCCTGTTCAGCACGAGATCTATGGAATAGGAGTCCCAGAAATAGCCGAAGACTTACAGGAAGAATTGAACACTGTCAGAAACCAACGAATGGACAATGTTAACTTAATCATAAACAGAATGTTCATTGCCAATAAGTATGCTGACATTGATATGAGTAGTTTAGTATCTTATCCAGGAAATGTTATTTTAACCAATGATATTAATGCCATACAACCATTAGACACGAGAGACGTGACCAAGTCGGCCTATATGGAAGAAGAGATTATTAAGCAGGATATCGACAATGCAACAGGGGAATTCATGTATATGCGTGGAGCCCCACCTGAGAGACGAGAGACAGCAACTGGAATTGTGAGATTACAGCAGGCCGCTACCGCTCGATTTGACACTGTCGTTAAGATGCTAGAATTTACAGTCATTAGACATATTTCTAAGATATTCTTATGGCTCGATTACCAGTTCTTACCTAAAGAAGAACTAGAGAAAGTCCTTGGGCCTGAGGATTATATGGCTCTAGAAGGAGATAAGTTCTATCAACAGCCAGTAGATATAATGCTTAAGCAGTATAACTTCCAGCCAATGGGTTCTTCAACTACAGCCATTAGGGAAGTTAGAATTCAACAGATTATGCAAGCCTATAAGTTATTCCAGAATGATCCAATGATCAACCAAGTTGAACTTAAGAAGATGGTTCTGGATGTTTTGGATATTAAGAATCAATCTAAGTTATTGATACCCGCTCCCTCCACACCCGAAGCTTCTGGGGTAGGAGTCGTTCCAGGGAATGGACAAGTTGAGGGAACCAAAGGTGGTGCCCCCAACGCTCCTAATGCTCCACAGCCTCCCGAACCAGGGCAACAAGTCTTACAGCCAGAACAGCAAATGGCTGAGATGGCAAGAATAGCGGGTGGAGGATTAATTAAGAAAGCTGGGCCAGGAATGGCTGTACAGCAAGGGCAGATGGGATAATATGCCAGGTGGCAAGTTTACAATACCAAATCAATTAA